AGGGACGCAGCGAGGGCCGCAGCGGGGGACGCAGCGAGGGACGCAGCGGGGGACGCAGCGGGGGACGCAGCGGGGGACGCAGCGGGGGACGCAGCGGGGGACGCAGCGAGGGACGCAGCGGGGGCCGCAGCGAGGGCCGCAGCGAGGGCCGCAGCGACGTGGGACCTCGCCACCGCCGACGGGCCGTACACCTACGCCCACCGGGACCTTCTCATCGGCCCGTTCCGGGCCGTGTTCGGCGATCTGCCCGGGCTCCTTGACCGGGCCCCCCAGACGACCGCTCCCACCCCCGAAGGAGATCTCGATGCCGTACAAGAAAACCCACCCCGGCTTGGATGAGGTCCTCACCGACGAGGCGCTCCGGGCGTTCATGGAACCCCCCACCGTCGACGGTGTCCCCGAACGCCGCTGGCCGGTGTTCGTGCTGATCGCCGTCGCCGCCAACACCATCGGGCTCATCGTCGGCAAGACCATCGCCCCGACCGTGTCCTGGGCGCAGCTCGCGCTCCTCGTCGTCGCCGTCGCCTCCGGTGCCGCCGCGTTCGGCTGGCATGAGCACCAGCTGCGAGAGGGGGACCACACCTGATGCCATGGGTGCGCCTCGACGACGGCATGTACACCCACCGGAAGCTCGTCGATGTCTCCGTGCCAGCCCGGTGGCTGCTCGTAGCGTCAATCTGCTACTCGAACCAGAACGCGACCGGCGGGAAGGTGTCGCGCCGGGCGGCCAAGACGGTCGGGATGATCGAGGACCCGGACGAGGCGATCGCCGAGCTCCTCGACGTCGTGCTGTGGGAACCCGACCCGGACGGGTACCTGATCCACGACTACGAGCAGTACCAGCCGTCGAGGGAGAAGATCCTCCACGACCGCGAGCTGGCGGCTGCCCGGCAGGCCCGGTACCGGGCCAACTCCCACAACGGCGCCTCGACATGACCGTTACGAGACGCGTCACGCACCGCGTCAGTGACGGCGTGACTGACGGCGTCCAGAACGGCGTTGAAACGCACTCCCCGGGCCCGGGCCCGTACCCGTTCCTTAACCCCTGGTTTTCCGCGTGACCCAAGAGCGAATTCACAGCCCTGTGGACAACCGGCGTCGCCGGCGCACCGATCGGAGCGACCCATGAGCAGCATCCCCAACGCGACCGAGGCCGAGCTCGTCGGGATCGTCGACGACGCCGTCGAGATCCTCATCGACCGGGCCCTCACGCTGATCGCCACCCCGTCGAACGTGCATGCCTGGAAGGGCCGGACCCGCCGGAGCTTGCACTGGGCCCACGACCAGGAGGCGTACAAGCTGCTGGCCGCTGACCTCGAGCACAACGGGACCGTGACGGTCACCGCGAAGATGCTCGCCGATCTGCTCGACACGCCGGCGCCACCACCCCCGGTGCCGGCGAGGAGCGCTGTCGCCAACGCGTACGAGCTGGCCGAGCAACGCCGCCGGGAACGCGACGCCGACGCGCCCAGCGACTGGCTGCCCGAAGGGACCCGGGACCGGTGCATCGCCGAGGCACGAGCGGCGATCGCCGCCGCGAAGGCCACGCACGCCTCCGCCCTGGCCGCGGCCAAGGCTGCGAACACCAACCCCTCGGACGGGGGTGAGGCGTGAAGCCGCTCGCCGCCGCGACCCGGCGTCGCATGCTGGACCAGGCCGTCGTCGACGTCATCGCCGCCCAGCGCCTCTACGACGCCGCCACCGGCATGCTCGTCGACTCGCTCGCCGGGCACCCCCTGGCCGCCCGCTACGACGGTCACACCGACCAGACCGCCAGGCTGTGGTGCTTCGTCCACGAGCAGGACCATCGGCGCTGCGAACACGACGCGCTCGCCTGTGGCGGCACGCCGGTGACCGGGTCGGACCCGACCGGGGAAGCGGCCATGGAACCCGACCGGGCCGCCACGGCGCTCGCCGTCGTCGACGACGCGGTCGCCAGGGTCGCCACGGCGGCCGCGACGCTCGCGACCGAGCTCACCGCGTGGTCACCGATGACCGCGGGGATCGACCGGCCGGACCCGTCGTCGGTCACTGCGCCGCTCGGCTGGTGCGTCTCCTGCTGGCGTGACGACCGCCGCCATGAACCGATCGGGACCCGCCCCGGGGGGACGGCGCCGTACTACAGCGACCTGTGCGGGTGGTGCGGCCGGTTCAAGAAGGCGCACAAGGGTGAGCTCCCCACCCCCGAGCAGATCCGGAAGTACCACGCGAAGACGTCCCAGGCGCCCGACCGGGAGATCGGCCAGCACCGCTCGAACGGCTCGAACCGGTGACCCCCTCCCACCTGGTCGTGTGTTCGTCCGTGTACTCTCAGCGGTTGGATGGGCCGGTGTGGACCCCAAGGGGCCCGGCCACCGCCCGCTTGGCTCCTGTAGGCGACGTCGCCTCGCCAACGTCGCCGGGTGAACCACCCGGCCCATCCAGCCTTCGACCCGAGGAGCCACCGTGTCCCGTCACCGGCACTCCCTCGTCGAGCTGCTGTTCCCCGGCCCGCACCTCTGCGACGCCATCTGCCACCTCCTGGAGAAGCTCATGTCACAGACCGAAGACCTTCGCACCGCCATCGCCGAGCTCGGCACCGACCTCGGCGAGGCCGTCACCCGGATCGAGGCCAAGCTGGCCGACGCCGACGTCGACATCTCCGCCGAGATCGCGCAACTCCACGCCTTCGGGGACTCCCTCGACGCGCTGGCCGCCGACCCAGCCGCCGACCCAGCCGAGGGGCCGGTCGACCCGCCGGTCGATCCCGAGGCCCCCGTCGAGCCGTAGAGGCAGCCGGTCGCCGGGCCAGGACCCGTACGGGACCACCGGCCCGGTCGGGTCACCCGTCCCTCGTCGCCGCCGGGCGGGTGACCCCGAACCATCCGGGCAGGAACCGTCCCAGTCGGCACTGGACGGCTCCGTGAAGCCCGGAACCACCGATCCCGGCATCATCATCGGGCCGAAACGGGTGCTGCGGCGCTCAGGGAGGCGTAGAGCGCATGCCGGTTGTCGAGCTCACCGCCTACCTCTCGTCCACGACCTCCACCAAGCCCACACCGCCGACGCCGACACCCGGGGCCACGCCTACACGTCGACCGCCTGCCAACACCGGCTCCACGACCGCTGCCGGCGCACCTGCAAGTACTGCCTCGCCCCCTGCCAATGCGACTGCCACGAGACGCAGGATGGCCCCAGCTAGCCGCACCGGCCGGCCCTGGACCCGCACCAAGGCCCGGGTGATCCGACGAGACGGCGGGGTTTGTCACCTTTGTGGCCAGCCCGGAGCGGACACCGCCGACCACCTCACCCCCGTCGCCCACGGCGGAGCGCTCTACGACCTCCGCAACCTCGCCGCCGCCCACGTCGAATGCAACCGGATCCGAGGCGTACGCCCCGTCCACGTCGCCCGAGCCGAGCTGACGGCACGCCGGACCATCACGACCACCGGATGGGCCTGGTGAGGCGCACAACGATGCACCGAAACGTCACGAAGAGTCTTCGGTCCACTTCAAAGGGTGGGGGAGTGACCCGTGTCACTCGGCCACGGAGCGTCGTCGGCAGGCTTCAAGGAAAAACGCGGGGAGTGAGGGGGGCGTTCTCCTTCGCCCACGGGAGGGGGGATCGGCATGCCATCTCCGTTCCCGTGTGGCACGTACGCCGCCTACATGCGTCACCAGAAGGCCGGCGAGACCCCCTGCACCGAATGCCACACAGCTGCCCGGATCTACTGGCGCGACAAGGAGCGCCGTCGGAACGGATCGCCTGCCTCGACGGCGACGGTCGCCTGTCGACGTTGCGGCGAGGTGTTCACCCGTCAACTTCGGCGAGGACGTCCGCGGGTCTACTGCCCGCCGTGCTCCCTGATGCCCGAAACGAGGCGGCCGGGCGAATCGACGAGGCGCCTCCAAGCGCTGAAGGCGCTCCCTCCCGACCAGCGTCCACAGTGCTCCGTGGATGGCTGCGACGGGGTCGTCAGGGGGCGAGGTATGTGCGGCTCCCACTATTCGAGCTGGCGAAGAGCCAAGTTCGGCCGGACCTACAAGCGCCGCCTCGCCGTCTGCGAGTTCTGCTCGAAGGACTTCTCGACCACCGGCAAGGCCAGCCACTGCTCGGTCAGCTGCGGACTTCGACACCGGAACGGGTGGTCACCGGGACCCCCTCCAGTCCCTCCAGCCCCGCCGCCTCGCTCCGCAGCGGTCGAGATCTACACCGGCCCTCGCCGGCGTCGAGTCTTCGAGATGGTGGTCGCCACGTCCGGCCGGACCTACGTGGCTGGCAGCTGTCGCCGCTGCAACAAGGCGTTCGTCATCATCGACCAACTGACCAACAGTTACTGCTCGAAGCAGTGCGGCACGGCCGACGGTCGTGCCCGGCGCCGAGCCCGGAAGCGGGACGGATATGTCGCCGACGTCCGCCGCCAGCAGATCTTCGAGCGGGACAGGTGGCGATGCCAGCTCTGCCGGAAGCCTGTGGCTAGAACGAAGCAGGTGCCGCATCCGAAGGCGCCGGTGCTCGACCACATCATCCCGCTAGCGAAGGGCGGCACCCATGAGCCGAAGAACGTCCAGTGCGCCCACCACCTCTGCAACTGCCGCAAGAGCGACCGGGCAACGAACGACCAGCTCCGGCTCCTCTGACCCCGGACCGGTCGAGACGAAGGTCCGTGCTGACGTCGAGGCGCTGGTGACATCGCACCCGATGGGTGAGGGCCTGGCCGAGATCGCCTTCACCCTCGCCCGCACCCTCGACAACGGGGCTGGGATGGCCGCCGCTGCGGTGGCCAGGGAACTTCGGGCCACGCTGGATGACCTCGTCGGGATGGTGTTCGATGACGACGACGACCTCGAGGTTGAGCTGTCCACCTCGGTTCGGGACGGCCAGGAGCCCGGAGCGGGAGACGCTGGGCCCGAGGATGGCGGAGGTGGCCCGCCGGCTCGGTAGGCCGTTCATGCCGTGGCAGGCGTACGTGGCCGACGTGGCGCTGGAGATCGACCCTGACACCGGCCAGCTCGCCTACGACGAGGTCGGCCTCACCGTCCCGCGTCAGTCGGGAAAGACGAGCCTCGTCCTGGCCAAGGCCGTGCACCGCTGCACGGCAACCTCGTTCTTCGGTCCACGCCAACAGCTCGTCTACACCGCGCAGACCCGCCAGAAGGCCCGCCAGAAGTGGCGGGAGGACTTCGTGCTCGACCTCGAGCAGTCATCGACGTTCGCCCCCCGGGTGTCGACGTACCTCGGTGGTGGTGACGAGCACATCCGGTTCAAGAACCGCTCCAGGTTCGGTATCGAGTCGAACACCGAGAAGGCCGGCCATGGCGGCACGATCGACGAGGCGTACATCGACGAGGCGTTCGCCCAGATCGACGGCCGTCTCGAGCAGGCGTTCTCCCCGGCCATGATCACCCGTTCCAACACCCAGCTGTGGTGGCTCAGCACCGCCGGCTGGGAAGGCGAGTCGCTGTTCCTCCAGCCGAAGGTCGAGCGTGGCCGGGCCCAGACCGAGATGCGGATCCGTTCCGGTCTCTGCTACTTCGAGTGGTCCGCTCCCGACGACGCCGAACCGGATGACCGTGACGCCTGGTGGGCGTGCATGCCGGCGCTCGGCCACACGATCACCGAGGCGAAGATCGCCGCCGAGCTCCGCAAGATGGCCGACAACCTCGCCGACTTCCGGCGGGCCTACCTGAACCAGTGGGTCCCCAAGGGCGGGGACCGCTCCGAGACCGTCGTCGACATGGAGCGCTGGGCCGGTCTCGCCGACCTCGGCACGTCCCGACCGGCCCCCGTGGCGTTCGCTGTCGCTGCTTCCCCGGATCGTCGCTGGTCCACCATCGCGGTCGCCGGGTTCCGGGCCGACGACCACCGCCAGGTCCAGGTCGTCCAGTCCGGTCGGGGTACCGACTGGGTCGTCGCCCGGGTCGCCGAGCTCGCCGCCGAGTGGTCGCCGCTGGCGGTCGCCGTCTCCCCAGATGATCCGATCGCCTCGCTCATCCCGGACCTGATCCGGGCGAAGGTCAAGCTCGTCTCGGTCTCCACCCGGGAGACGGCGCAGGGTTGCGGCCTGTTCGTCGACGGGATTGCCGACGGCACCATCCACCACGCCAACCAGCCGGTCCTCAACATCGCCCTCGGTGCCGCCCGGAAACGCCGTGCCGGTGAGTCGTGGGTGTGGACAGCTCCGCCCGGCGGCAAGACCGACATCTCCCCCCTGAAGGCCGTGACGTTGGCGCTCTACGCGCTCACCTCGAAGAAGAAACCAGCACGTTCGTCTACACCCAGAAGGGCGGTGATCCTTTGAACTCCGAACCGATCATCGTCGAGGGTCTCGACGACGTCGACCAGGACGTCCTGTCCGTGCTCGACGCGCAGCTCCGGGAGAAGACCCCGAGGAACCTACTGCGGGCCGGGTACTACGACGGGAAGCGGGCGATCCGTCAGGTCGGGTCGATCATCCCACCGCAGTACTTCCGGCTCGGTCTGGTGTTGGGCTGGTCGGCGAAGGCCGTCGACACGCTGTCGCGGCGGTGCAACCTGGACCGGTTCGTGTGGCCGGACGGTGACCTCACCGATCTGGGGATCGGGGAGGTGTCGACCGACAACAACCTCGAGACCGAGGTGTCGGGGGCGATGATCTCCTCGCTCATCCACGGCGTCTCGTTCCTGGTGACCACGAAGGGCGGGGAGGGTGAGCCGCCGGCGTTGATGCACGTGAAGGACGCGATGAACGCGACGGGCCTGTGGAATGCCCGGCTGCGTCGCCTCGACGCGTTGCTGTCGGTGACCCGCCGTGACTGTGTGTCGGGGGATCCGACGGAGCTGGTCCTGTACCTCGACGGGGAGACGGTGACGTGTGAGGCCGAGGGCGGGTGGCGGGTCGTTGACCGTCAGCCGCACGGGTTCGGTGTGCCGGCCGAGCCGCTCGTCTATCGGCCCCGGCCGGGCCGCCCGTTCGGTCTCCCCCGGATCTCCCGGACGGTGATGTCGCTGCACGACCAGGCGATCCGGACGGTGATCCGCATGGAGGGCCACGCGGACGTGTATTCGTTCCCGGAGATGTGGCTGTTGGGTGCGGACGAGTCGTTGTTCAAGAACGTCGACGGGTCGCAGAAGGCGGTGTGGCAGGTGATGCTGGGCCGCCTGAAGGCGATCCCGGATGATGACGACGCCGCCGTGCCACGCGCCGAGGTGAAGCAGTTCTCGGCGTCGTCGCCGCAGCCGCACATCGACCAGCTGAAGCAGCAGGCCCAGTTGTTCTCCGGTGAGACGTCGATCCCGCTCACCTCGCTCGGCGTCTCGGACATGTCGAACCCCACCTCGGCCGACTCGTACATTGCGTCGCGTGAGGACCTGATCGCCGAGGCGGAGGGCGCGACCGACGATTGGGGCCCCGCGCTGTCCCGGACGGTGACCCGGTTGTTGGCGATCGCGAACGGGACGGACGGCACACCGGCGGAGTGGGCGTCGATCGCCCCGAAGTGGCGCAGCCCGATCTACCTGTCCCGTGCCGCCGCCGCCGACGCCGGTACGAAGCAGCTGTCGGCGGTGCCGTGGCTGGCTGACACCGAGGTCGGCCTGGAGCTCCTCGGCTTGGACGATCAGCAGATCCGCCGGGCGATGGCCGAACGTCGACGCCTGTCCGGGTCGGCTGCGTTGCGGGCCATCACCGAAGCCGCCGGTGGCGTCTAGGACCCAGGCGGTAGCGCACCGCCGTGACCTCAAAGAACTGGTCCGGCTCGCCCAACGCGACCTCCAGGTGCTGTTCGACCGCTACACCGACCCCGAGTCCGCCCGGGACGCCCTGCTGGCCGTCATGCCTGCCCTGATCGCCGCCTACGGCTCCGCGGCCGCGACCCTGGCTGCCGACTGGTACGACGACCTCCGAGACGCCGAAGGGCTCCGTGGGCCACGGTTCACCGCCATCCCCGCAGAGCTCCCGGGCGAGGAACGTGCCGACATCCTGGTCCGCTGGGGGGTCGGTGCCCTGTTCGCCGCCGACCCGGACTTCCGGTCGGCGTTCTCGAACACCGCCGGGGGCCTGACCCGGATCATTGCTGACGCCGACCGGTACACGATCACCCAGTCGTCCACCGAGGACCGCCGTTCCCCAGGTTGGGAACGGGTCGTCTCCGGTGGCAGCTGCGACTTCTGCCAGGACCTGGCCGGTGAACACACCGGCCCCGACTTCGGGAGCCACGACCACTGCCTGTGCGTCGCAGCGCCCCGGTTCGACTGATCTCCTCCCGCCCCGATGGCGGGTGCAATCAACCCCAGGAGGGTGCACCACCCATGTCCGACACGAACACCCCCGAACCCGATCCGGCACCCCAGGAGGGCACCGACACCCCGGAAACCTTCGACGTCGACTACGTCAAGAAGCTCCGGGCCGAGGCCGCGAAGTACCGCACGGAAGCCAAGGCGAACGCCAAGGCCGCCGAGCAGCTCGCCGTGATCGAGGCCGCGAACAAGACCGAAGCGGAGAAGGCAGCCGAACGGCTGTCCGCGCTCGAACGTGAAGCCACCATGGCCCGCGCCGACGCGCTCCGGTTCAAGATCGCCGCCAAGTTCGAGGTGTCCGAAGAGGACGCCGACCTGTTCCTCACCGGGACCGACGAAGAGACGTTGACCCGACAGGCGAAACGGCTCACCGACCGGACCGCCGAGAAGAAGAAGGCCGGCAACCACGTTCCCCGCGAGGGGACATCCACCGCACCCGCCCAGGGCGACGGGCTCCGTGAGTTCACGGAGCATCTGTTCGCCCCCCGGGCATAACTCCAAGGAGCCGTTATGGCTGTTCTCGACACTGGCGATCTGAACCTTCCTGCTCAGATCCTCGATCCGTGGCTGGGTCGGGTGGCCGACGGTTCGTCCGTTGCCCTCCTGTCCGCCGCAATCCCCATGAAGTTCGGTGCCGGGACGTCGATGACGTTCGACATCGGTGAGGCCGAGTACGTCGGTGAGGGCGCCAACAAGGGCCCGACCGAGTACACGCAGACCGCGCAGACGGTGACCCCGTTCAAGTTCCACAAGACCGTCCGGTTCACCGAAGAGGTCCTGTGGGCCGACGCCGACTACCAGATGGGTGTCGTCCAGTCGATCCTCGACCTGATCCAGCCGGCCCTGTCGCGGGCCCTGGACTACGGGGTGTTCCACGGGATCAACCCGACCGGTGGCGCCGCCGTCGCCGCGATGGCCACGTCTCTGTCCGACACCACCAACTCGGTCGAGGTCGCCGCCGCCGCCCCGTACACCTACCTCGACACCGCCGACGGGCTCATCCTCGCCGACGGGTTCGTCCCGTCCGACGCCGCGCTCGACCCGTCGTTCGCGTCGGCGTTCTCGTCGTTCCGGAACGAGACCACCGAGATGAAGGTGTACCCGGACTTCCGGCTCACCAACTCCGTCTCGGATCTCGACGGTCACCGTGCGTCGGTCAACCGGACCGTCGGCGCCGTCGGTGTCGCCGCCGTGGACACCGACATCAAGGCGTTCGTCGGTGACTTCTCCGCCGTCCGCTGGGGGATCCAGCGCAACATCGGGCTGCACCGCATCGACTACGGCGACCCCGACGGCCAGGGTGACCTGAAGCGCAACAACCAGGTCGCGTTCCGGGCCGAGGTCGTCTACGGCTGGGGCATCGCCAACCTCAACGCCTTCGCCAAGATCGTCGACGCCGTCTGATGGCCCGCCTGACCGCACCCAACGGTGCCGTGGTGTCCGTCGACGACGGCAAGGTCGCGGCGCTCACCGCCCGCGGCTACACCACCGGGAAGGCACCGGCCAGCAGCAAGGCCGACGACACCGAACCGGTGCCGTCCTCGCCCGGCAAGTCCGCCGGCAAGTCCGGCAAGAAGTAGAGGGAGTCGTCCAATGCCTGCCGTCGCCTTCACCATCGACGATCTGACCCCGTTCGCCTGCATCGAACCGATGAAGGCCCAAGCGATGATCGACGACGCGATGGCGACGGCAGCGTTGTACGCCCCCTGCATCCTCGAGGACACGTTCGTGCACGCGGCGGCGGCGAAGGCGATCATCCGGGCGGCGATCCTGCGCTGGAACGACGTCGGGTCGGGGGCGTTCACTCAGGAGCTGACCGGGCCGTTCTCGGCGACGGTCGATACCCGGGTCGCCCGGCGCGGCATGTTCACCGGTGCCGAGCTCGACGACCTGAAGAAACTGTGCGCCTCGGCCCCGTCGGGTGCGTTCCACGTCGACACCGTCTTCGGGTTCTGGGCGATGCACGCCGACGTCTGTTCGCTGGTGTTCGGGGCGAACTACTGCTCGTGCGGTGCGGACATCGCCGGGTTCCCGTTGTGGGAGATCGGCCCGGACGAGGTCGCGCCATGATCGGCGAGACCGTCGGGGTGATCCGACCCACCGTTGTCACCGACCGCTACGGCAACGACGAGTGGGTGTACGGCACGTCTGTGACACACCGGATCCGGGGCGCCGCGTTCGACCCGGGCGGCACCTCCGAGGTGCTCGACGGGCGCACCGCCGTCATCACCCGACCCACCCTGTACCTGCCTCCTGGCGCCGACCTGAACGCGACCGACCGGGTCGTGATCCGGGGCCGGACGTTCACCGTCGGCGGCGTCCCCGCGGTGTGGACCAACCCGTACTCGGCGACCACCAAGGGTGTCGTCGCACCGCTCGAGGAGGTCACCGGCTGATGGCGAAGAACGTGTCGGTCGAGGTGTCCCGAATGATCGACGCCATCTTGAAGTCACCCAAGGTCCAGGCCGACCTGCTGGCCCGTGCGCAGCGGATCGCCAAGGCCGCCGGTCCCGGTATGGAAGCCTCGTCGATGGTCGGCCGGACCCGGGCCCGGGCGTCGGTGATCACCGCCACCTACGAGGCGAAGCACGCCGAAGCCACCACCCGGCGCCTGTCGTCGTCGTTGCGGGCCGGTGCCTGATGGCCGAGCTGCTCGTCGCCCCCGACGTCGTCGCCCTCGTCTGCGTCTGGCTCCGCACCCAGCTCCCCACGATCCCGGACCAGACCGCCGTTCCCGTCCACCGCGCCGTCCCCAGTCCCCGGCCGGCGTCGTTCGTGACCGTCCGGCTGCTCGGTGGCCCTGGCCGTGACCCCGCCCTTCCCGTCACTGACCGCGCCAGCATCGCGGTGGAGGCGTGGGCCGGGAACGTCGCCGCCGCCCACGACCTCGCCCAGAACGCACGGGCCTGTCTCCACGCCGCCCAGGGCGCCGTCCACGGCGGCGTCCAGGTGTACCGGGTGGTCGAGGCCGGCGCCCCCGTTGATCTCCCCGACCCGGTCTCCACCCAGTCGCGGGTGACGTTCACCGCCGAGCTCCTCGTCCGGATCCGGCGCCCCTAAGTCTCCCCGACCGGCCCTCACCTCCGGTCGCCCCAACCCGCTCACACACCCACCAGCCACCCCGACGGGGTGGCTTAACCGCGTAGGAGCGGACATGGCACTGAACTCTGAAAACGTCCTGGTCGCTCTGACCGGTGCGGTCTACGTCGCCCCTGTCGGGACGGCACCACCCGTCGACGCCGAAGTTGCGTGGGCCGCCGCCTGGGTCGACCTCGGCTACCTGGATGAGTCCGGGATCGTCGAGGCACCCAACGACGAACGGTCCGAGATCAAGGCGTGGCAGAACGGCGACACCGTCCGCGAGATGATCACCGGCTCCAAGACCGTCTACAGCATCACCCTGCTGGAGACGACAGTGGCCGGGCTCGGCCTGTACTACCCCGGGTCCGAGGTGACCGGCACCGGTGACGGCCCCGCGACGATCGCGATCAAGGGCCCGACCGGTGGACGACGCGCCTTCGGGTTCGACGTGATCGACGGCGACAAGTTCGTCCGCTGGACCGTCGGCCTCGGTGAGGTCACCGAACGGGGCGAGATCAACTACGTCAACGACGCCGCCGTCTCGTACTCCCTCAGCATCACCGCGTACCCGGGTGTCGACGGTGTGATCGCCAACAAGACCTACTCCGTGCTCGACGGGCTCCCCGTCGGCCCGTAGCTAGTCGCGGGGGTGGACCGGCCCCGAGCGGGTGACCGGCCCACCCCCGTGTTCCACCCAACCCGCTCACCCACAAGGACACCCGATCCCATGTCGCAGCGTTACAAGATGCCGCCGGTCAATCTCACCGACTTCAAGGCGAAGAAGGCCGAGGAGGGCGCCGTCCGGATCGAGGCCGGCACGAAGACGTTCGTGATCCTCCCCCCGGAGATGATGTCCGACGACGTCTACTCCGAGTTCATCAAGCTCGAGCAGTCCCCGGAGCAGATCGTCGACCAGGCCCGGATGCTGATGGGCGACGACTACGACGAGTTCGTCGACGCCGGCGGGTCCGCCATCCTGCTCCTGTCGATCATCGGTGAGGCAGCCAAGGAACGGGGCAAGGCCGCGTCGGCGCAAGGTGCCGACCCGGGGGAATCCGGGGCCTCCTCGAGTTCCTGACCGAGCACGAGGAGGCCGTCGAGGCCGACCTGCAACGGTTCTACGGGCTCAACCTGTTCGCCGATCTCGAGGGCCCCCGGCTCCCGTGGGGTCGGCTCGGCCGGCTGCTCCGCCAGCTCCCCGAAGACGCCGCGACGTGGCGGTCCCTGAACGGTGCCGAGGCGGTGTGGACGATGGACCGGCACCTCGCCGCGCTCACCGTCGACCAGTTGGCGTTGGCGAACTGGCAGCGCGGCGGTGGGAAGCGCAAGGACCGCCCGAAGCCGATCCCACGGCCCGGCGTGAAGTCCGCCGTGACCCGCACCGGTGACGTCTCAAAGGTCACTCCCACCCAGGCCCGTGCGTTGATCGACGCCCGCAAGCCCCGCACCTGAACCCTTCCTGAGGAGGTGACCGATGGCGACCGAGCTGGCGACCGCGTACATCAGCCTGGTCCCGTCGTTCAAAGGTGGGGCGTCCGCGATCTCACGTGAGCTCGGCGAGATCGTCGACAAGGCCGGACGGCACGGCGGCCAGGTCCTCGGTGAAGGACTGGCCGACGGGCTCAAGCGTGACGCCGCCGGGAAGCTCCGAGACGCGAAGGGCCGGTTCGTCAAGGAGGCCGGGCACATCGGGGACCAGGCCGGCAAGCGGGCCGGGTCCGGGTTCTCGTCCGCGTTCGGTCGGGCCGGGAGTCTCGTCGCCCCGGTCGCCGCCGGCGCCCTCATCCTCGGTCAGGTCAAGGACGTGTTCGCCGCCGCCGCGGAGTCCCGCAAGATCGCCGCGCTCACCGAGCAGGTCATCAAGACCACCGGTGGCGCCGCCAAGTTGTCGGCCGAACAGATCGGTGACATGGCCGGCGCTCTGGCGAAGAAGACCGGCGTCGATGACGAGGTCATCCAGTCCGGCGCCAACCTGCTCCTCACCTTCAAGAACCTGAAGGACGAGACCGGCGAAGGCAACGACGTGTTCACCCAGACCCTCGGCCTCGCCAACGACATGTCGGTGGCGCTCGGCCAGGACATGGCGTCGTCGTCGATGCAGCTCGGCAAGGCGCTCAACGACCCGATCAAGGGTGTCGGGGCGCTGTCGCGGGTCGGTGTGTCGTTCACCGAGCAGCAGAAGGAACAGATCCGGGTGCTCACCGAATCCGGGGATGTGCTCGGCGCTCAGAAGATCATCCTGGGCGAGGTCGGCGACCAGTTCGGTGGCGCCGCCGCTGCGGCGGCGACCCCGATGGACCGGCTGAAGGTGGTCGTCGGTGACCTCCAGGAGAAGCTCGGCGAGAAGCTGCTACCGGTCGTCGACAAGGTCGCCACCTGGCTGGGCGACCACCTCCCCGGGTTCGTCGACCGCGCCGGCGAGGCGTTCAGCGACCTCCGGGTCCGGCTCGAACCGGTCGTCGGGTTCCTCAGCAACGTCCTCGACGTCGGCCGAGACCTCGCCGCGTTCGTGACCGACACCCTGATCCCCAGGGTCACCGAAGCGATCGACGGTCTCATCGGCGGGTTCACCGGCGAGGACAGCACCGGGTTCTTCGGTGCCTTCGGAGACACCGCCCGGTCCGCGTACGACTACGTCAAGGACGTCGCCATCCCTGGGATTCAGGAGGTGATCGGGTCGTTCGTCGCCGGGCTCAAGGGTGAGGGCGGTGAGGGGTCGTTCTTCACCGACCTCGGCGAGGGCGCCGCCGCCGCCGCGAAGGTGTTCCAGGACGACGTGCTCCCGGTCATCAAAGAGGTGACCGGGTTCATCAAGGATTACGTGAAACCGATCCTGATCGGCCTGGCGACGGTGATCCTCCTGCCGCTCGCCCCGCTCATCCTGCTCGCCGGCGGGTTCATCTGGGCGTACCAGAAGTCGGAGTTCTTCCGGAAGGTCATCGCCAAGACGTTCGACGTCATCAAGGGCGTGATCGCGATCGCCTTCCGGTTCAAGTTCATCCTCCTCGCCATCGTGGCGCCGATCGCCGCCATACCGCTCCTGCTGGTCTTCGCCTACAAGAAGTTCGAGACGTTCCGCAACGTCGTCGACACCGTCGTCGGGTTCATCCGTGACGTCGCCATGGCGATCTTCCGGCGGCTCGTCGACTTCTGGAACGACACCCTCCTCCCGGCCATCACGGCGCTGGCCGGGTTCTTCATGGAGACCCTGTGGCCGGCGGTGCGAGACGCCTTCGGGTTCATCCAAGGGATCGTCCAGTCGGTCTGGGAGACCGTCCTCCTGCCGATCTTCGGATTCATCTCCGGGTTCATCACCGGGGTGCTGATCCCGGTGTTCATGTTCCTCAAAAACATCATCGTCGACATCGTGTTCCCGATCATCGTGGCGGTCATCAAGGACGCCTGGGAGATCGGGATCAAGCCGATCTTCGACCGGCTCACCTTGTTCTTCAACGAGATCCTCATCCCGATCTTCAACGAACTGTGGGGGGTCGTGGCCGGCGCCTTCCAGGGGGTGAAGGACGCGGTGACCGGGGCGTGGGAGTTCGTCGAGCCGATCCTGCAGAAGGTCATCGACTTCGTCCGCGACAAGGTGTCGCCGATCTGGGACGGGATGGTCGCTGCCGCCAAGACGGCGTTCGATCTGCTCCCGGGGATCATGGCCAAGGTGCTGCAGACCGTCGGCGACATGGTGGCCGATCTGTTGGACCTGGCCGCCCAGGTCGCCCGGAAATTGCAGCTCGACAGCATCGCTGAACAGATGGAGAAGGGCGCCGAGGCGGCACGCAAATGGGGTGACGAGGCGAAGAAGGAATCGACGAACAACACCGACCGCGGCACGGGTGGCCTCGCGGTCGAGGGCGGGATGCGTCGGGCCGGTGGCGGGATCATCCCCGGCACCGGGAACCGCGACACCGTCCCCGTCATGGCCACCCCCGGTGAGTTCTACTTCCAGAAGTCCGCCGTCAAGAAGTGGGGGACCCGGGACCTGGCCCGGATGAACGCCGGACTGTCACCGACCGGCACCGGCGGCTACACGATCCAGCACCTCGAGGTGACCGCCGTGGCCAACGCCAACGCCGACGAGGTCGTCGGCGCGATCAACGCGAAGCTCGGCTGGGCGCACACGACGAGGCGCGACCGATGACCATCACCGCCGACTGGCAGGCCGAGCTCGCCGGGGTCACCGTCGGGGCCGGGACACCGTACGAGTTCTCCGGTCCGATGACCGGGCTCGGACTCCCCGCGCCGCGCACCGCTGACCTCGAGCGGGGCCTGTCGCCCGGTGACGTCGGCGGTCAGGACGTGGACGCCCGCCGGGTCCTCACCGTCCAGGTCTCCATCGACGCACCCGACGAGACCGCGGCCTCGGTGTGGGCGCTGTTCGACCAACTGAAGGCGGCGTGGGCGACAACCCCGGTCGATGTCCCGTTCGATCTCCGGCTCCCCGGGTTCGACGCGGCGAACCGTCGCTGGTACGGCCGGCCCCGCGGGGTCGACGCCGACGTCACCCTCCTGCGGCTCGGTCACATTGACGCCCTGTGCACGTTCGAGGCGCTCGACCCGTACGGCTACGGCGATCCGGTCGAGGTCGCTCTGGTGGACGGTGAGACCCCTCTCGTGAACCCGGGGACGGCACCGTCGGACCGGTGGACCCTGACCGCCGACGTGACCGCGTCACCGACCACGTTCTCGGCCGGGGGGACCGAGCCTCCGTTGACGGTCGAGTGGTCCGGCGACGGCGAGGTCCTGATCGACGGTCGGGCCCGGACGATCGTCGACGCGCTCGGCGCCGACCTGTACCCGGCGCTCACCCCCGGATCCGGCTGGCCGATCCTCACCCCCGGCTCCACCCCCGTCACCCTGACCGGGGCGACCGGGACCCTCGTGTACCGACCCGCCTACCGCTAGGACCCCTGATGGCTTCGATGACCGACTACCTCGAGGACGCGGTGCGTGGCCACGTCCTTCTCGCCGACCCGTACACGGCACCGGCCGCCGTCTACCTCGCCCTGTTCACGACCGCCACGTCCGACGCCGGTGGTGGGACCGAGGTGTCGGGCGGGTCCTACGCCCGGCAGGTCGTCGACTTCGACCCGGGCGCCACCGCCGTGGCGGTGTCGTCGGCGGATGTGACGTTCACGGCGATGCCGGGGGTGACGGTCGGGTGGGCGGCGATCATGGACGCCGCATCGGGCGGCAACGTGCTGCTCCACGGTGCGCTGTCGGCCCCGAAGACGGTGGCGGCGGCGGCTGATCTCGTGTTCCCCGCCGGGGACATCACCGCCACGTTCGCCTGACATGGGCTACGCCGACGAGGTCCTCGCCGACTCCCCCGTCGGGTTCTGGCTCCTTGACGAGACCTCCGGCACCACCGCCGTCGACAGCTCCGGCAATGCCAACCACGGCACCTACAACGGGTCCCCGGCGCTGGCCGCCACCACGGTCGCCGGGCTCACCGCCCCCGACTTCGACGGCTCCAACGACTACGTCCTGATCCCGCCAATCAGCACGTCCGGCGGCCCGTTCACCATCGAAGTGGTCGCACGGGCAGACGTCATCGTTGAACAGGCCGAGGTGTTCAGCGAGATCTACGATCCCGACCGGATCCAGGCGACGATCGGTTTGCATGTCGCCGGTCAAGGTGCGGGCAATCAGATCACCGCTGGCACCTACGGCTTCTACAACTGGACGATCATCCAAGGTGGCACGTGGACTGCCGGTGACTTCCACCACCTGGCCTTCACCTACGGCGCTGATGACACCGCACGTCTCTACGTCGACGGCGTAGCGGTCGGATCCACTTCCTATCCACCGACCGACTCGAACAGCGGCTGGCGGCTCGGTTGCAAGTACGACGGCGGCACTTTCTGGAACGGCGCCATCGCCGGTGCCGCCATGTACCTGTCGGAGATGTCTCCCGAGCGGGTAGCGGCACACTACGACGCCCTGTTCGACGTCGGTCCGGAGCAAGGCGCGGTCTCGTTCACCGCTACCGCGACCCTGTCGGTCACCGCCGAACCGGACCCCATCGTCGCCGCGGTGGCGTTCACCGCCACCGCCTCCCTGTCGGTCACGGCCGAACCGGACCCGACGCTCGCCGCGGTCTCGTTCACCGCCACGGCGACCTTGTCGGTGACGGCGCCGGGGACGGTGGAGGTCGTCCCGGCTGTCGCCGCCGTCGCCTTCACCGCGACGGCGACGTTGGATGTGGTGGTGCGGCCGGTCGGGGTCCGCCGGCGCCTGGTCGTGGTCGACATCTGGGGGACCCCGTACGGGGAGCTCGACAACGCCACCGTCGGCGCCATCTCCTACACGCTGAACGAACCGGAGACGTTCAGCTTCGTGCTCCCGTTGACGGACCCGAAGGCGCCGCTCGTCCTGGCCGAACGGTTCCGGGAGGTGCAGGTGTGGCGAGGCGACCAGCTCCTTGCCTGGGGTCCGATGGTCCGCCCGGCGGCGGACAAGAACACGCTCGCCGTGTCCTGTGTCGGGGCGGCCTGGTACCTCGGTCGGCGCACCGTCGGCAAGGCCAGCCGGACGAACATGGTGACCAACGGGGACTTCGAGAACGGCACCACCGACTGGCGCGTCGGGGCCCTCGACCCGTTCGAACCGCTCGCCACCCGCGACGGCGCCTACTGGTCAGCGACGACGCCGACCGACCGGGTCCTCACCGGCACCCACGCGCTGCGCCTCGAACAGCCCGACAGCGGGACACCGAAGTACGGGGTGTCGGCCACCCAGTTCCTGATCTGGACGGTCGACCCCGCCGACGTCGAGGGCGACCAGTGGTCCCTCGTCGGCCGCTACTACATCCCGTCGGCCGACTGGCGCGGCCCGCCCCCGTCAGGGATCGGGCTGCAGCTCGACCGGTACTCCACCGTGAACACCGTCGAGACCCAGCCGGAGGGTGGCGGCCCGGTCGAGGTGCTCCCCGCGCCGATCGAGTCGGTGTCGGCGGCGATCGACGAGAACACGCCCCGCGACGTGTGGCTCCCGCTCGAGGCGACGCTGCGCTCCCCGGTCACCGGTGACCCCGAGTTCGTGTCGGTCACCCTCGGCTGCCCGGACGGGGTCATCTACTGGGACCGGGTGGCGCTCTCGCTCGACGAGGGCGAGCGGCACTACGGCGAGGACCAGGCCGACATCGCGGCGTCGCTCATCGCCCACCTCCAGGACGAGGCATACGACAAGTCCCCGCTGAACCTCGCCACCGACATGCCCGCGACCGGAGTGCTCCGGGACCGGACGTGGCTGCACCACGAGCACCCGGTCGGCGCCGACTGCCTCGCCGAGTTCACCACCCTCGACGACGGGTTCGATTGGTCGGTCGCCTACACCGCCACCACCCGAACCATCCGCAGCCACCACCCGGCCAGGGGGGTGCACCGCCCCGAGTTCACCATCGAGCTCGGCCGCAACACCGCCGACCTCGGCTGGACCGCGGACGGCGAGAACGCCGCCTCGACGGTCATCGTGCTCGGCACCGGCGACGGGTCCGCCCGCGAGGAGACCTCCGCCTCCGACACCTCCACCTACTCCGGTGGGCTCACCCTCGAGACCGTCTACTCGGCCCCGACCGGGACCCCGATCGACTCGCTCGACAACGTCGCCATCGAACAGCTCGCCATCACGATCGATCCCGACCTCCTGTCGGTCACGCTCACCTCCCCCCAGCCCGGCCAGCCCGACCCGGTCGGGGTCCTCGAGTGCGGTGACACCGTCCCCGTCCGCCTCCACGCCGGCGCCCTGCACGTCGAGGCCACCTACCGGGTCGTTGCCCTCACCATCACCGAGGCCGGCACGCTCGACCTCACCCTCAACCGACGGGACGAGACGTGACCGGCAAGCACCTCCCCCCCGACACCGGTCGCGAGATCTCCACCCTCAAGAAGCGGGTGTCCGACCTCGAACGGATGCTCGACCGGGTCCGCCGCGACACCGCCGCCGTCACCCCCACCGTCTACGACACCCCATTCGCCATGGTCACCGGCGGCGGAAGGCCGCTCGCCGACGGAGTCCTCACCCCGTTCGACTGGCCTGCGATCAACCGGGCGGTCATCGACCCGACCCGCCACATCCACACCGACCTCGACACCGCCGCGTTCACCATCCTGATCCCCGGCTACTACGAGTTCGGTGGGACCGTCGTGTTCTACGAGGACGGCACCGAGGCGGGCCAGCGCAGCCTCGCCATCGCCTCCTCCTACGGGTTCTCGCTCGAGGTGCTCACCGTCGACAGGGCCCCCGGCGACGTGACGATTCTGTCCGGATCCGTGATCGCCTGGGCCGACCAGTCGAGCGTCATGGCGTGGCGTCTCGCCGCCAGCCACGACGCCGGCCCCGTGATGGTGGATCCCAGGTCGTTCTGGGTCCGGTTCGTCACCACCACCGAGGCCCTGTTCATCCCCGGCGAAGCGTGACCCCCATGCCCCTCTATCCGAAGGAGCACCACCACATGGAAACCGTAGGACTCGCCGCGCTCGTCGCGATCATCTGGAAGGTCGTCGACTTCCTCAAGTACCTGACCAACCGGGACTGGAACGCAGCGGTCACCCAGCTGTCGGTGTGGGGCGCAGCGGTCGCCGTCGCGCTCCTCGCCCGCGACGCCGAACCGTTCTCCACCATCGGCGTCGTCGGCGTCACCTTCGGTGAGCTGTCCACCCCGGCGATCATCCTGTTCGCCCTCGGTCTCGGCTCGTCCGCCTCCGCGGTGTTCGACCTGAAGAAGGCGATCGACGGCCAGGACACCGCCGCCGTTCCCGCCCTGTTCGGGCCACCGACCCAGCGCACCGGTACCGGCACCGGTACCGGCACCGGTACCGGCACCGGCTGATGGCCCACTCGAGCTGGGGGCCGGGCTGGCCGAACTGCCAGACCGGCAGGCTCGTCACCGTCTCCGCCGGCGGCCGACGCTGGACACTACGCCGCGAAGTCGCCCCGATCTTCGCCCACTTCATCGACGAGATCGTCGGCCGCGGCTACCGGATCAGCGCCGGCCAACTCGACGACTGGTCCTTCGCCTGCCGGGCCATCGCCGGAACCCGCACCCCGAGCAACCACAGCTGGGGTCTCGCCGTCGACATCAACTCGCTCACCAACCCGATGACCTTCGACGGCCGGCTCGTCACCGACATGCCCCGCTGGGTCGTCGAATGCGCCACCGCGCACGGGCTCAACTGGGGCGGCAACTACGGCGGCGCCAAGAAAGACGCGATGCACTTCGAATGGCTCGGCTCGCTCCCCGCGGCCGTAGCCAAAAGCGCCGCCCTCAGCGGCGCCATCACCGCCTACCGTTTGGAGCTCACCGTGGGCCAGTACGAAGAGATCATGAAGGCCATCAACGAGGTCCGCGCCGACGTGTGGAAGACGAAGGCGCAACTCGACGTCATCTCGGGCGCCGTTCACGGCACCGACGACTCGAACCGCGACGGGTCGATCCTGTTGAACACCACCTACCTGCGCAGCGAACTGCTCGGTGGTGACAACGCCCAGCGGCTCCGTGAGATCCTCCGCCAGTACGGGGTCCCGAAGGCAGCGGTGACGATCATCGCCGACAAATGACCGGCCGGGTCGAACCCCGCTGCCGGCGCTGCACCGAACCGTTCGACCCCGAGGTGGTCCTCGCCCGGTTCCTGGTCGACGTCGCCGCCCGCACCGGGTTCGCCCACACCGGGAGCCGGCCCCGCTGGCCCCGCCAGTACTGCTCCGAGCCGTGCCGCAACGCCGACCTCCGGGACCGGGCCGCGGCCATGAACGAGACGATGAGCCGGCGCCGCTCCGCACGCCGGGCCGCACGCCGGTGAGCGGCGAAACCGAGGGTGCCCCGTTCGGCTGGACCCTCGACTCGCTCAAAGCCCACCTCACCCGCCAGCTCGAACTCCAACACGAAGCCCGGCTCGCCGAAGTGGCGCTCGTCGAACGGCTCCTCGACGAACGCGACCGCCGCTACGAACAACGCTGGGCCTCCCAGGAAGACGCCGTCCGCCTCGCCCTCGTCGGCGTCAACAAAGAGATGGTCGAACGGATGCGCCAGGTCCGCGAGGAGACCCAGGCCGCCATGCTCGCCTCCGACAAGGCCATCTCCAAAGCCGAGGTCGCCACCGAGAAACGATTCGAAGCGGTCACCCGCGGCGCCAACCTCCTCCAGGAACAGGCCGGCCAGTTCTCCCAACGCCGCGAGGTCGACGCCATCGCCTCGTCGCTGTCGGAGAAGGTGTTCGCCATCGGGTCCCGGCTCGACACCTGCGTCACCCGCGACGAGGTCCTCCGCCAGGCCGAAGCGAACGCCGCCGCCATCGACGGGTTCCGCGCCCAGGCCCTCGCCCGCTGGGACGCCAACACCCCCCGGATCACCGCACTGTCCGACGACGTCGTCGCCCTCAAGGCCGGCCACTCACGGATCGGGTCGCTCGAAGAACTGATCCGCTCCGTCAAGGAACGCGCCGACGCCGCCGCGCCACGCTCCGAACTCGCCCAGGTCGCCGAGGCCGCCAAGATCGCATCATCGGCTGAGGGGAAGGCGTCGACCACCCGCTACGACTCCGCCATCTCCCGGCTCGCCACGCTCGCCGAGGACATCGTGTCGCTCAAGGTCGCGACCGCCCGGATCGGTGCCCTCGAGGAACTGGTGCGGGCCCAGAAGGAACGGCTCGACAAGACCGAAGGACACAGCAGCGGCGGGCAGGCCGCATGGGGCTGGATCGCCGCCGGCGTGTCGCTGATCATCATGGTCATCGCCGTCGCCAACGCGCTCACCAATGTCCGCTGACCCCACACCGGCCGGTCACGGTCACCGTCTACCGTCACCGCCCCATGGCCCCCATCGACGCCCTCACCATCGTCGTCCTCGCCATCGCCACCGGCCTGTTCGCCTCCGCCTGGATCACCAGGAGACCACCACCATGACCACCATCGTCGACGCCGTCATCCTCGCCGCCGTCATCACCGCCGCGCTCGCCGTCCTCTGGATCGCCTGGCGCCACGAAGCCCGCCGAGACCGCCGCCACCGGACACCCTGAGCAGCACCGTGCGAAATCGCCTAGAACGTACCCACCACGTACGACCCCCTTTGGCGAGGACCGCACCGTGACCAACCACCCGATGCCCGAACAGACGTGGCCGCCCGGCCCCTGGGACGACGAACCCGACCGGGTCCCCTGGACCGACCCGGCCACCGGCCTGCCGTGCATCGTCCTGCGTAGCTACACCACCGGGGCCTGGTGCGGGTATTGCGCCGTGCCACCGTCGCACCCGTGCCACGGCGCCGGCTACGACGACCCCGACGTCTCCGTCCACGGCGGGCTCACCTACGCCGCCGGCTGCGACGGCGACCCCGAGGGCGGCGTCTGCCACATCCCACCGGCCGGCCAGCCCGACGACATGTGGTGGTTCGGGTTCGACTGCGGCCATTGCTACGACGTCGTCCCGCTCCTCGAGCGCCAGGGCTGCAGGCGGTTCCCCGGGTCGGTGTACCGCGACCTCGGCTACGTCACCGCCGAGACCGGTCGGCTCGCCGCCCAGCTCCACGCCCTCCGGTGAACCCGTCGCATCGCGGCCCGCTCGGACCGTTCGACCCCGGCATGCTCAACGTGCTCGTCACCGGCATGTTCCCCGACGGCCAGCAGTGGACGCTCCAGCCGCTCCTGTTCGGCAACTGGCAGCTCTCCATCGGACCAGCCGACTCCGGCCGGTACGACCGGTCCTGGCACTACGACAGCTACGACGCCGTGACCGCCGCCATCATCTGCTGGATCGTCGACTACGACGACACCGTCGAACCGGCCGGCTGGTTCCGGGCCCTCGACGACACCGGCCGGCGACGCCACGACGGCGACCCCGAGCAGGAGTACATCCACTGGTGAACGACGCCCGGGCCGACGACCTCGGCCCCAGCTTCAACGCGCCCCGATCCGACGAACAGGCGGCCGAGCTCGGCCGGAAGGTCTACGGCGTGTTCCTCGACTGGCGCCCGATCGACGAGGGGATGGCCGCCGCCCTCGAGACCTCCACCGGGGTCCCGGCCGCAGTGTGGCTGAAGCTGGAAGCCGACCACGAGGACGACCGGTGACCGACCGGATCCTGTGGAACCCCGGCGACGACGGCGACATCGACGAGATCGTCATCCACGACTGCACCGTCCACGTCGAACAGATGAACGACCGGTGCTGGTGGATCGGCATCGACAAGGGCGACGCCAACTGGTCCGGCAACTTCCACTGCGACTCCCGGGGCCGGATGCGGTTCACCGAACAGCACAACGAGAACCTCGCTTGGCACGCCAACGACACCCACGAGCCGGGCCCATGACCGACCTCCCACCGATGGCACTCGAGTCGTGCTTCCACGTCGGGTTCCGGCTCCCACCACCCTGGTTCCTCCCGGTCGAGGCGCCAGCGTGCGGTGCCGTGCTCGACATCCCCGCCGAGAAGACCAACGACGGGGTCGCCCGCCGGTTCGTCTGCGACCGACCCCGGGGCCACACCGACCACCATCCCGAACCCGGCACGAGGCATCGCCAGGTCACCGACAACGAAGCAGGCAGCTCCTTCACGTGGCCCACCGACTTCGAGTGGCCCGCCGAGCCGGGCCGGTAATCCGACTTACGTCAAGCCTCATCTGAGGAGGAGAAACCACTACCGATGACCGACGGCTACGGCTGGGCGGGTGGCACCGGGCACGAGCTCGGGCCCACCCTCGACAACATGAAGGCGCAGAAGGAGCGGACCGTGCGACGAGAAGGCGTCGGCACCGACCTCCCTCCGATGCTCGAGCTCCGACGAGAGGGGATCATCCTGGCCGTAGCCATCCTCGACGGCGAGCGGGATCGGGTCCTGCGCCTCCTCCGGAGACTGGTGATGGCGAGCGACGCCGACCAAGCCCGTCCTCACCATCGAGGCGTACTGCTGGACGACCGACGCCGACAACGCGCCACCCGACCTCGAACTCGGCGAGCTCGCCCGACGCTTCGCGGCGGGCGACGAAGCCGTCTACGAATGCCTCCAGCTCGTACTGGTCGGCCGAGCCGGCGACACGAGCGCCATCCAGGCCCGCTACGACTACAAGGGCCGCACCGTGGTGTGGCACGGCGGCGACGGCGAACCCCTTGAGACGGCCGGCGGGGCGATGGTCTCGAGCCTCCGTCAGGGCTTCGTACTCCAGGCCAAGCGGCCCGGCCCAGCACTCAACCCCGCCACCATCGCGTCGACCCTCGGGATCGCCCTCGCGACGCCGGCCCTGACGCCACCGCCCCGCAACCGGCCGTGCCCGTGCGGATCCGGGACCAAGGCCAAGCACTGCTGCTGGTCGTGACGATCCAATAGCTACTGGAGGGCGCCCTCGTCCGGCCACCACACCGTCTCCGAGCCGGCGTCGAAGTGCCCGAACCCGGCGGCGTCATGCCCCGCCGGCCGATTGCACACCAGCACCCCACGCACCGCCGGACACCGGGCCGGGTCATCGACCGCCAGGTCGTACACGTCGTTGATCCCCGGCCTCCCGATCCAATCCTCCGGACGCTGCATGGCCGGCGAGCGTAGGGCTGGTACTCAGCCAGTACTCAGCACTATCGGAATGTGATGCTGGACGTCGGATTCGGTTGCGATGCAATGAGTGCATTTGGGCTGGACAAAGTCGGTCAAATCAGGACGAACCTGCTGGTGACCGATGACCCCCTTCCACTGCAGCACCAAGTGGGCGACCGGCGCCGGCCGGATCCCTCGTTCCGCCGTCTGACCTGCGCAAAGGTCAGGATCCATCCGGCCTCAAGCCGGGCAAGTCACGTCCCAGTACTCAGCCAGTACTCAGCCGAGATTCCCATGGCCTCGTCGACGGCCTGGTCGATGGCGGCCTTGTCGCTCGGCATGACGTGGGCGTAGATCCGGTTCAGCGTGGTGAGGGTGTCGCCGATGCGCTCAGCCACCGCGATCGGATTGACCTTCCGGGAGAGCAGGAGGCTGGCGTGGTGATGGCGGAAGTCGTGCCAGGTGGCTTCAATGCCGGCCCGCTCGACCGCCTCCCGCATCTGCCTCCCGGCGACCGACCGGCCGTTCCACCCGCCGAGGGTGTTGGTGAAGATGACGCCCTCGTCGCCCGAGCCGAACTCGGCGAGGTGCGCGGCGAGCGTGTCGACGATGACCGTGCTGAGGCCGATGGTGCGGTAGCTGTTGCCGTCAGCCTTGACCGTCTTCAGGTACGGGCGCCCGTGCTCCGGCGTGAACAGTTGCCGGTCGACCCGTAGCGTCCTGCGCAGGAAGTCGACCCGGTCGACCGACAGGCCGAACAGCTCGCCCTGCCGGAGCCCGGTGCCGGCCGCGACCACGACGGCCGCCCTCATGTGGGGCTGCGCCACCCTCGCCAGGGCGAGGACCTGATCGGTCGTCAGCGGAACGAACGGCGCCTTGCTGATCTTCGGCAGCTCGGCCTTCGTCGCGTGGTTGCGGGCCAGGCGGCCGTCGTCGACCGCGGTCTCCAGCAGAGCCGACAGGGTCCGGTGCACGTTCCGCACGGTCGACGGCGCCAGGTCCAGACCGCTCGCCCACTCCTCAATGTGCGGCTTGCGGATGTTGCCGATGGCCCAGTCGCCGAACTCCGGGAGGATGTGGAGCTTCAGCTCACGGGCGATGCGGTCCTTGGTCGCCGGTTCCCACTTGCGCCGCCGGCGGCTGGTCCACTCCTTGGAGAACTCCTCGAGCGTGATGACCCCGCCCTCGGGCGCCACGTACACGCCGGTGAGGAGCTGGTAGTCGACCGTCTTGAGGAAGTCGGCCGCCTTCCCCTTGAGGTCGAACTGCTTGTACTTCTGGGGGCCGCCGGGGAACTCGCGCCACCGGGCGAGGTACTTGCCGTTGGGTCGCTTGTCGATGCTGGCCATCAGGTCTCCTTCACGTCGGCGAGGAGCTGCTCGACGAGCTCGGCCGCCTGGTCCTTGAACTGCTCCCGCAGGTTGAGGCAGGCAGCCTCGAACTCGGCCGGTCCCTCGCCGGCGAAGTCGACGATCGCCGACCACTTCTCTGCTCTGGCGATTTCGTGCTGCCGACGGACGTGCTCATTCAGCGAGAGCCGGGCCCGCAGATCGGCCACGAGGTCGTACGCCTGCTCCTGGCCACGAGCGGCCGGGTTGCCGAGCAGGTCGCTGACCGACGTCCCGAGCGCAACGGCGAACGCGACGAGGTCGTCGACGTCGATCCCTCGCTGGCCGAGCTCGACCTTCGACAGGGCACTGATCCCCATCGGTCGACCCTGCCGGGTGAGCGTCTCGCTGAGCTTCGCCAGGGTGATCCCCCTGGCCTGTCTGAGGTACCGGAGGTTCGTCGCCACCCGCTCGGCCATCGCTGCGCCTGTGTCCATTCTAGAGAATCTACAGGAATCAGTTGCGCGATGGCGATAGACAACTTACTTTATCGGCATCGCACAATCACACACTCACCAGTTCCCCGAACCGGAGACGACGGTGCCCGACTACCTGACCAGCGAGGAAACGGCCGAGATCCTCCGCACCCCGAAGACCACGTTGTACCGGTGGCGCATGGAGGGAACCGGCCCCCCGGCGATCAAGGTCGGACGCAAGTTGCTGTACCCGCGAGCCCAGCTGACCGAATGGCTCGAGGCGCAATAGCCGATCCGACCTGGCAAAACGCGGATCATTCCGAGAATTCCCGTCGTCCGCCTTGTGGAACCCGCCCAAATGGGCACAAAGTGGACGCTCAACCACGTTCAGTCGACAGCCGGCGGAACGAGAAGGTGACCCCCCCCAATGGCCGACGCTCACCGCGTCGAGTCTCCCGATCTCGGATCGGGAGATCCTGACGCGCCCCGCAACCCGCTGAGACAAGCCCCCCCCCCCGGTGAAAGGGCTGCTCCTCTAGCCGGGACACGATCGAACCGTCAGCCCCCGGCCACTGCGCCGACCTGGACCCAGCCGTCGTTGTTCCCGGCGAACGTGAGGCGCACCGATCCGCTCACGTCGAGGGCCGCTGCTGGCGTTGAGCGAGTGACGCTGCGGGCTCGGGTCGAGACCGAGCTGCGACGCCACCCCGGCACCGACTGGGAGCTCACCGAACGGCTCGGGCTGCCCGACCGGCGCAAGCCGTCGGTGGCCAAGCGTCGCCAGGAGCTGCACGCCATCGACACCGGACGGCGGCGCCCGTCACCCGACCAGTCGCCGTGCATCGTGTGGCGGTTGTGATGGCCGCCGAGGTGACGGCCACGCTCGTCGATGAGGTCACCGGTGAAGTTGTCACGGTCCATCCGGTGGCCGACCTGTTCCCGCTCCTGCCCGATGACGAGCTCGCCGACCTGGCGGCGGACATCACGGAGCGGGGTCTGTTGCAGCCGATCGTGCTCGATGCCGAGGGCCGGATCCTCGACGGTCGGAATCGGTGCCGGGCGTGCTGGCAGGCCGGCGTGAAGCCGACGTTCGTCGACTACGAGGGCGACGATCCCGACGGGTACGCGCTGGCCGTGAACATCACCCGCCGGCACATGACCAAGGGCCAGCAGGCGATGGTCGTAGCCCGAGCCCGTTCCGTTTCGGAACAGTCGGTTCGCTCGATGGCCAAGGCGACCGGCGTCACCTCTACCCGCATCGCCAACGCCTCGACGGTGCTTGACCACGCCCCTGATCTGGCCGACGCGGTGGTGACCGGGGCGACGTCGCTCGACGAGGCGTACAAGGTCGCCCGGGACCGCAAGCGGGCGGCCGATGACACCGAGGCGCAGATGGCCCGGCTCCTGGCCGAGGCCCCCGACCTTGCGGCCCGGGTCGCGGAGGAGCAGGTCTCGTTCGGGGAGGCGTTGACGCTGCTCCGTCAGCGGGAGGACGACCACAAGCAGGCCGTCCACCGGGACCAGGAGCGGCTTCGGCTGTACGTGCGAGGCCGATTCACCTTGTGCCACCTGGCCACCAACCCGGACCGCGAGGAGATCCTCGCCGGGCTCGACGACGCCGACCGCAACGCGGTCATGCAAGGCGAGGCGGAACACGCGGCGGCCAACCGGAAGAGGACCACGAAGTGACCGACGAGCTGAGCTCCCGCATCGATCGCCTGCTGATCGAGCACCGACCTGACCGGTACGAGACGGCGGACAGGTCGTGGATGGATCCGGTCGTCGCGGCGATCGCGCCCGACATCCCTGAGGCCGAGATGCGGATCCTCCACGCCGAGAAGCTGGTGCGTGACCGTGAGGCCAAGGCGACGACGACTGCGAACCGTTTGATCCGCGACATGTGGAAGACGAAGCAGCCTCCGCTCGAGTGGGACTGGATGGACGCGATGTCGTATCCGGTGTCCATCTCGAAGGAGTGGCGCATCGCGCTCCGTGCCCTCACGCCGGGCGACCTGGTCGACTTCGCCAACTACGAGCGCAAGGCCGCAGCGACGGAGTTCGTGACGCGGAACGAGACCTGTGACGCGGCGGAGTTCTTCGCCGAGGAGATGCAGGCGCGGGGAACGCGCCACTTCGGCGACTTCGAGTTCTGAGTTCTGGTCGGCCGAGTCCGAGCGCAAGGGGTTGATGGTTCCTCCTCGAGCGTGTCGCCAGGGATGTGCGACCTCGGCCGACCACCTATCCCCACTATCACCTGGAGGTGATTTCGTGAATGAAGCGACTGCCCTGAGGGGTGTGCCTGCTGATGCTGTTGCGGCCAGTGATGGTCGTGGGACGGTGCTGTTCGAGCTGATGTCGGCTGGGTGTGATCTGCGGATCGATCTGGCGCTCGGTTCGCAGAGCCAGCACCTGTACCTGCCGTTCCTCGAGATGGTGAGGCTGATCCCGGTCGTGGTGGCTGACCCTCCGGAGCCGGAGCCGCCACCGGTGGAGGAGCCGGATCCGCCACCGGAGCCGGTGGTCGAGCCGGCGGCCGGGGAGCCGGTGACGTTCTCGGTTGATGGGCCGGCCGAGCCGGAGGTTGGCGCGGGCCAGGGTGGCCCGACGAACGAGGTGCTGGCCCTGCTGGCCGACGCCGGTGGGGAACTGTCCGACGGCGAGGGGGTCCACGGGAAGATCGCGGGCCTGACCGGCCTGTCGAACATCCAGGTGTCGAACGCGCTGTTCCGCTTGAAGTCGAAGGGTCTGGTGATGGCGAAGACGGACGGGCGGCGGACGTCGTCGGTGACGCTCACCTTGTCGGGGTGGGAGGCGGCCGGGCAGCACGGGCCGGTGGAGGTTTCGCAGGACCGGCTCCGTGACCGGGCCTCCGGGGGTGGTCGGTCATGAGCGATGCGATCGAGGCGGCTGATGCCCGCCGCCAGTTCAAGGAGGATGTGCGTCTACACGTCCAGGACCTCAGCCTGCTGTGCAAGTGGGTGCTGGTCCGCACGGCGTTCCCGATCCCGGAGCCCGACCTGTTCACCGCCGGCCTCTACTCGGTGATGGTCTCGTCTGCCGAGGAGTTCGAGCGATACAGCGCCCTCCTGGCCGCCGACGGCCCGGTCGCATGGGACGAGGGCGAGCATCACCGGTCGGTGCGCAAGTACTTCGGGACGGCCTCGCTCGAGGTGTACCTGTCGCGCCGCGCAGGTGACCCCGCTGCCACCGAGTCGCAGGAGGTGGAGTCATGAGCCTCGCCAGTGAGGACCCGGTGGAGGACTGGGCGTCGAACCGGGCCGCCGTGTCCGGTCACCGGGCCGAGATCCTCGAGGAGGCGCATGTCCCGGCGCCGGATGGTGCCCCGGACCCGCTCGATGACGACGCACCGCTGTGGATGGTGGAGTCGGACGACGCGGCCTGTTGGGCGATGCGCAAGATCGGGCGGGCGAACCGTGAGCTGCTGCGGGTCGAGCAGGTGGCCGAGTACGAGATCGCCGGGATCCGCCAGTGGCTGGATGAGGTGTCGTCGCCGCTGGCTCGGACGGTCGGGTTCTTCGAGGCGAAGTTGGTGGAGTACCGGCGCCGGCTGGAGGACGAGAACCCGGACCTGCCGGCGACGTACAGGCTGCCGGGTGGGGACATCACCCGGCGGGCCGGCCGGGTCCGGTCGACGGTCACCGACTCCGAGGCGTTCACCGCCTGGGCGTTGGCCAACGCACCGGAGGCCGTCGCGTTGAAGCCGTTGACGTCCCCGCTCAAGTCGGACCGGTTCACCCCGACCGCCGAGGGTGCGCTCGTCGACACGACGACCGGGGAGCTCGTCCCCGGCGTGCAGGTGTCGCAGGGCCCTGTCGCCTACGGGGTGAAGGTCCGATGAGCGACGATGACACGCCGGGGATCTACGCCGCCCTGGCCGCGGTCATGGCCGACGTCCGGGCCGTCCCGAAGGACGGGATGAACAAGGCGCAGCAGTTTTCGTTCCGGGGGATCGACGGGGTGATGAACGCGGTCGGCCCGGCGTTGCGCACCCACCGGGTGGTCGTGGTCCCGATGGTGGAGGAGGTCGATATCGGGACGGTGGAGGTGGGGAAGAACCGGACGCCGATGGCGCATGTGTCGGTGCGGGTCCGGTACCGGTTCATGGCGCCGGACGGGTCGAGCGTCGACGCCGTGGTTCCGGCCGAGGCCTTTGACTCCGGTGACAAGGCCGTGTCGAAGGCGATGTCGGTGGCGTTCCGGACGGCGTTGATCCAGGCGCTCACGCTGCCGACGAACGAACCGGACCCCGACGCTGAGACCTACGAGCGTGCGCCGGCCTCGTACGTCGCGGCACCTACGCCGCTGTCGGCCCGCTTCGACGAGCTCCGTGCGGCGACGAAGGCGCTGGCCGATCCCGGGCTCATCATCGAGTGGGTTCAGGAAGAGGGGATCAAGCGAGGGTCGCTCACCGCGGATCTGGCTGATGAGTGGCAGTCCCGGATCGAGCTCACCGCGGAGCAGCAGGAATCGGAGCCGGTCGGATGAGCCGCCGTCGCCGTCGGGTGAGCGTCCTCGACCGGCTGTTCGTCACCGACGTCGCCGACACCGGCGTCGACCGGGCGCTGCTGCGGCTCGCGCGGCGGTTGCCGTACCGGCGGGCCCGTGGTGTGCGCCGCCTCGTCGACGACCGGCGTCTCGGCCGGGCCATGACCGAGCGGGCGCTGCTGGTGGAGGCGCTCCGTGACGCCTCGTCGCGGCCACCGGCGCCGGTGTCGAAGCGGTGGGTGCCGATGGACCACACCGAGACGGTGGATCGGCTCCTCGCTCTGCACCGCCCGAAGGAGCCCCGATGACCGCTGAGCATTGGTGTTCGCATCCGTGGGAGGCGCAGGAGGTCCTGTTGCGCCGTGAGGACCCGCCGCGGCTGCTGACGAACTGCCGGGTGTGTGGCTCGGACAACGAGCGGCCGCTCACCCCCGACCCCGACCGGGAGGCGTCATGACCGCCGGGGTGATCATCACGGCCGAGGGTGAGGTCACGTACCGGGACATCGGTGACCTCGCCGACTACCAGGCGATCGTCGGCGGCTCCATCGAGGCGGTTGGGCTGAGCGACGGGTCGCCGATGTACGTCAACGAGGAGGGCATGGTGCACGGTCTACCGGTCAACAGGTTGGCGACGTTGGTGTGTGCTCTGGGTCACCGGGACGTTGGTGTGCTGCGTGGCCATGTCGTGATCGTCGGCCCACCCGACTTGCACGGCGTCAGCGCCGACCTGACCGACCATGTGCGCACCTTGGTGTCGTTCGCTCAGGAGATGGCGTCGTGAGCCGCCGCCGTGACGATGTGGCCGTGCTGGTCGAGGAGTCCGGCCGGGTGTGGGTGAACGACGTGCTGTGCGCCGAGGTCGCCGTCGGGATCACGACGGGCCGGGACACGCTGCTGGCCGACCTGACCCTGCACCGGGTCGCCTCGGCGATCCTGCACCGGCTCGACGAGCTCGACGGCTACCTCGAGGACCTGAAGGCGAAGCCGTCGATCGAGCTGGCCGAGGGGTGGCTCGACGGGTACCGCGGGTTCACCCAGACGATCGGTGACGCCTCCAGGCCCGGCGGGGTCGAGACGAAGATCCCACCGAAATCCGGCCGGGAGTACACCGCCGGCTACTCGGCCGGCCGGCACCTCGCTGCCATGCAGACGTTCCTCACCGAGCAACAACCGGAGGTCCAGCCGTGAAGATGATGTTGCCCGCCCGCGGGTTCGCCACGGCGTGGCTGAACACGTCGCTCGCTTCCGGCACCGACGAGCATCGCCCTCAGCTGTACCGGACCCTGCTCGTCGAGGTGTTCGACCGGGCGGTCCGGCTGGTCGCCGCCGACGGGGTGATGCTGCTCACCTCGACCGTGAAGGTCGACGAGGACGACCTCGACGTCGCCGACGCCGCGGTGGCCGGCGAGACCCATGTCGTGATCGACCACGACGGCCGGATGCGGAACCTGATGTCGTGGGTGCTGCGCGACGCGGTCGCAGCGGACAAGAACGGGATACCCCCGACGCAGGTGACCGTCGAGGTCCGTTCCGGTGAGCGTCCGTCGATGCCGACCTTGTCCTCGGACCTCGACCGGCAGGTGATGGTGGTCGGGTCGGACCGGGAGCAGCTCGACCTCGACCTGTACGGCGGCCCGTACGTCGACTGGCAGCAGCTGTTCGCCGGCCGGAACCTCACCCCGACCCAGAGGGTGGCGTTCTCGCCGGCGATGCTCGGCCGGTTCGGCAAGCTCCGCGACCTGGTCCATCCGGTCGTCTTCCATCTGGCCGGCCCGGACGGGAGCGCCCAGTTCGAGATCGACTGCGAGCCGTCGATCCTCGGGCTCCTCATGACCTGCCGGGTCCAGTGACCGGCGTGGTCGGGGTCGATCCCGGGGGGCGTTACTGCGGGATCGTGGCCCGCCAGGTCGACGCCGCCGTGTGGGCCGCGGTGGTGACCCGCGACGGGGACATGGCGCCGTATCTCGCCGAGGTGCAAGCGGCGATCTTCGACGCGGTGACGTGCAAATGGCCGGAGGAGTCGTTCACCGTCGCCGTCGAGGGGCTGGTGACCCCGACCCCGCACATGGGCACCATCAGCCTCCAGGGGCTCCTCGACACCGCCGTCGTCCTCGGCGCCGTCATGGGCTGGTACCCCGACGCCGTCGTCGTCCCACCGGGTGACAACGGTGCCGGGCCGCTCGGCTCCTATCCGTCGAGGCTCGTCGGCGCCCGGGAGAAGCTCGGCGCCGGCCACGCCCGCCACGCCCGCTCCGCCTGGGACGTCGCCGGGAAGGCCGCCCTGTACCGGGCGCTCCGATGAGCTGGAAAGCGGAGGGTGCGTGCCGTGGCCAGGACGCCGCGATCTTCTACGACCCGCATCTCCTCCCCCGCGCCCGGCTGATCTGCCGTGCCTGCACGGTCCGCCAGGTGTGCCTCGACGACGCCGTCGCCCGTGGCGAACCGATGGGGGTGTGGGGTGGCCGGACACCGGGGGAACGGCACTCCGGGCGGCTCGGCGTCGAGGAAACTGACCGCGAGTTCGTGCTGGTCGAGATCGAGCACGGCGCGACGACGGTGCGTCAGGTGGTGGACCGGCTCGGCATGTCCGACGTCCAGGTCCGTCGTCAGGTCAAGCTGCTCGAACGCGAGGGGGCGGTGATGGTGCGCCGCTCGTGGGGGTCACCGATGCGGCTCGCCCCGGCGGTCGTGACGTGAGGGAGAACGCCGCTGCGAAGGCCCGCCGGTACCTGTGCGAGGGCCGGGTCGTCCTGTCCCGGGTCGACCCGCTGCGGGTGGTCGCCGCCTGCCGGGGCGACGGGACCGTCTACCAGATCGCCTACGCCCAGCACGTCTGGTCGTGCACGTGCCCTGCCCGCACCGACCAGTGCGCCCACCTGCTCGCCGTCCGTCTGGTCGTCGCCGTCGACCTCGCACCCACCGCCCGCCCACCACCGGAGGACGACTGGTGACCAACCATCACCTCATCGAGGCGCACCTGCCGCTCGTCACCTCGGTGGTGCACCAGGTGGCCGGCGGGTTCCCCAGCCACGTCGACCGTGGCGAGCTCGCCGCCGCCGGCCGCCTCGGCCTGGTCGACGCCGCCCACCGGTTCAACCCGGCCCTCGGAGTGCCGTTCGAGCGGTACGCCTCCCGACGGATCCGGGGAGCGATCCTCGACAACGTCCGGGCCGCCGACTGGGCGCCCAGGTCGGTACGCCGTGGCGCCCGCCGGCTCGAATCGGCCCAGCAGCGGCTCGCCACCGACCTCGGCCGGGCCCCAACACGTTCGGAGACCGCCGCCGCCCTGGACATGACGGCCGAGGCGCTCGCCACGCTCCAGGAACGCATGTCCCGTTCGGTCGTTCTCGCCCTCGAGTACAAGACGGCCGACAGCGACGAGGACCTGACCCTGGCCGACGTCGTCGCCGACGAGACCACCCTCGGCCCGGCCGACGAGCTCGCACAGGCCGAGCTCCACTCCACCCTGAACGACGCCGTCGCCGAGCTTGCCCCGAAGCACCGGGCGGTGATCATCGGCATGTTCGCCGGCGGCCGTTCCCAGACCGCTCTGGCCGCCCGGATGGGTGTGACCCCGTCGCGGGTCTGCCAGCTCTACACCGAGGCGATCGTGATGCTCCGCGACGGGATCAACGCCCAGTACGTGGCCCGGCCCACCCGGCGGCCGGTGGGCCGCGTCGAACGGCGCCAGGACCGCTACGCCGCCGCGATCCGTGCCGCACGACCGTGGCCCGACCGGCTCCACATCTGACCCCCAAACCGACCAATGGAGGAACCTGAACATGCCCACGATCATCCACATTCCCGGCGATCAGCTGATCGCGGTGCTCGACCGGCGAGGCTGGCGCAAGGGCGCTTACGGCAACGACCAGCCCGACGCCGCGGTCTGCTACGAGGGTGCCGTCCGGCTTTGCCAAGCCGTTCCGGGTGACGCCTACCTCGTCGAACAAGTCGACCAGCGTCGAGGGCACGGCACCTCCTGGAACGATGACTCCGACACCACCGAAGCCGACGTTCGTGCCTGGATCGCCGGCGGGGTCGATGTCACCGACGCCGAGTTGGAGCTGACGTTCGGGCCGCAGTGGCGGGCGACCGTCGCTGTGGTCCGCACGGTCGCCGCCATGACCCCGGTGCAGGCGAAGGACCTGGCCGCAGCGGGGGTCGCAGCGTGGGACGCAGCGTGGGTCGCAGCGGGGGTCGCAGCGGGGGACGCAGCGGGGGACGCAGCGGGGGACGCAGCGAGGGACGCAGCGGGGGACGCAGCGAGGGTCGCAGCGGGGGACGCAGCGAGGGACGCAGCGAGGGACGCAGCGGGGGACGCAGCGTGGGACGCAGCGTGGGCCGCA